AGAAGTCCTTCCCGTCGACGCGCTGAGCGCACTGAACGCAAACTTTCTCGTCGCAAGTGATCTCTGCGCCGCCGAGCGTTTTCGAGATCACCTTGTCACATAGCTGTGTCGCCGCTCGCGCTCCGTTGCACCATTTACAGCGCGGAAAACGCGTCGCTCCGTGCTTCACGAACGCAACGCCGCCGCCGGGGAGCTTGATCGTCGAACAGGGACTCATCGCCCGCAGCCGATCAGTCGAACATCTGTGTAATCGCACGAATGAACTTTCCGTCCGTTCGCAGAGATCACGCGGAGTCGAGTCGGTTCGCTCCATTCGCACGGGGGAAACGCGATCCGCGCGAGCATCTCCCCGCGCCCCCTCTTCACCCATGCCGCCGCGCCGACCGGATACTTGCGCCCGACAGCGCGCGCGAGCGTCCGAGTGAGCCGCTTGTGTTCTTCCCGGAGTTGATCGAGCGAGAGAATTTTCATCGATGCTCACCCGCCGCGTTCTCGCCCGCCGCCGCGTCCTGAACGCTGTCGTGATTCGTGAATCCGACCGGAGTTTTGATCCCCGGACGCATGTCGCATTTTCCGAGAACTTGTGCGTGCCAGTTCGCGCACGCCGCCGCCGTCGTGATGATGTGATGGAGGAGTTTGTCGCGATCTCCCCGGATCGCAGAGTTCAGCGCTTTTCCCGCGAGATAGCCGAGCAGCCAGAACCAATCCGCCGGACTCTTTCCGTCGTCGTGATCGGGTCCCCATCGCTCGCGCTGATGGACCGCCTCGATCTGGACCGCCTTCACGAAGTCGACGATCTCGGGAGTGTTGATGAGCTTCGTCAGCCGTCCGACTTCCGCGCGCGCCTCGATGTCGGAGACGTGACGCTTCCACGCCGCGCGCGCGCCCTCCACTGTTTGGCGCTCCACACGGGAGGAAGCTCGCCATCCGCAAGAGCAGTCTTGTAGCAGCGAGACGGAATCGAACTTGTGATCGCCCGGATCCGCCGTCTCCGCGATCTCCCTGTTACCAGCTTCCCCGATCAGTTCCTTCGGGACGCGCGCCGCGCCGTCGGATGTAACCTGCGAGAGCGCTTCGACTAGATGTGGGAGCGGACCGACTTCGACCGGAGGAAGCGAGATCGCCGGAGCCGGACAGACAAGAGCGCCGACGACTTCCGACGTTCCGTCCGGGACCCACTTGTGAAGAGATCGCGGGAGTCCGCATTCCCCGCACAGCTCATCCGATGCCACATTCCGCGCATTACCAGCCGATTTGAGCGCCTCTTCGACCGGAGGAGCCGTTTCTCGGGAAAGTTCTTTGTTTTCATCCATCTGCGCCGCCTTTCTTCCTGTTTTGCTCCCTCATTCGCGGGGGACATACACAGGACTGATAGAACTGTAGAGCCAAACTGCGAGCCTCTAAGCCGCCTGCTATCAACGCGCTACGCCGCGCCGAAAATCGCCTTCGAAACGAGTGCCAGTGTTGGTGCCATGTTTCGAAGTCAAATTTTTTTGACCACTACCGTCAATTACCACTCTACCGGCCTTCCCCCGCGCCGACTCCACCATCCGAGACACGCGACGATTGCGACCGCGAGAACGGGGAGTCCGACGAAGAACGCGAGCACCCACAGAAGCCATGGAGGGATCGTCACGCCGCCCTCCACACGATGCTCGCGCGCCCGTTGTCCCCGACGCGTTTCTCCCCGGAGTCCAGCACCTTGCCGCCCTCGACGAGCGGACGCATCCGAGGAGAAACGCTGACGAGATCCGCCTTCAGAAGCCAAGCCAGCTCGCGCGTCGTCATCCCTGCTTTGCTGAGCCGGAGCGCCCGGAGGATCCGCTCCGACAAGTCGGCTGCAGGCGCCGTAGCCGCCGCCGCCTTCGACGTTGCCGGATCCTCGCGCCGCGCGCGCCCGTGCGCCGGGATCTCGAAGAGTGTGAGCTGAGGACTCATTCGCTGAACGCTCGCCGCCCTTTCCGCTGTTTCACCGTCTCAGCCTCGATGAACTCCGCGAGATCCCTGAGACAGTCCTGTTCGTAGAGCGTCTCGGGAGCCGGGAAGAACGCGTACCGCCGCCACGCGGAAAACCACTTCACGACGCCGAGATGCGCCGGAGGATCTTTCAAGCTCCATACGTGCCACACGTCCGTTTTCGCGCCCTTGCGCCGATCCTCGATCTGAAAACTGGACCATCGCGCCTTCATTTCGCCGCCTTGATCTTCGCCGCCGCGCGCTGTCTGTGATCCGAGGAGAGATGCGAGTAGCGCATCGTCATCACAATCGACTTATGCCCGAGCAATTCCTGAATCGTGCGGATGTCGACGCCCTTCATCGCGAGCCGCGACGCGAACGTGTGACGGATGTCGTGAAACCGGAAGTCGCGGATCCTCGCGCGCTTGACCGCCTCTTCGAGCCACCGCCGGCCGTCCCGCCGTCCCTTCGCGCCGTTCCGTTCCGGGACGACGAACTCTTTCTCGCCGGAGATCTCGCGGAGTTTCCAGAGCGCCGCGACAGCCGACGGATTCGCGACGACGTGACGCCTTCCCGTTTTTCCCCGGACCGTCAGTAAGCCGCGGTCGAGATCGCAATCCGCCCACTTCAGCGAGAACAGCTCGCCGCGCCGTATGCCCGTGTAGAGCGCGACATCGAACTCCCACTCGTGACGCTCCTCGACGATATTGACCCGGAGTTTTTTCTCCTCGTCCTCGCGGAGCCATCGGAGCCGGGACTCGTTCTCTTTGAATCGCCCGACGCGCTTGCAAGGATTCGAGCCGATGCGTTCGTTCTTCTCCGCGTAGCTGAAAACGGAAGAGACGAACGAACGATAGCGATTGAGCGTCGAGGGACTGAGTCCTTCGCCCTTGAGGACCGCGAGCGCCGCCTCAATCCGCTGAGATGTCAGCCGATCAAACCGGACGTGACCGATGATCGGGAGGAGCCGCACGAGACGGAACTGATCCGTCTCGACCGTCGACGCCGTGAGCCGGAGCGCCTTCGAGCTGATCGCTTCGCGCGCGAGCCGGGAGAAAGTCCATGCGCGGGACTGCCGGGGAGGGACGTACTCGTTCTTCCTGATCTGAGTCTTTCGGACCGCGAGCAATTCGAGCGCAGCCGGGAACTTTCCCGCCCGTTCCCTCCGACGCTTGCCGGAGGGATCGAAGTAGGAGATCCAAAACGCGCCGCCGCGCTCGAATATGCCGGGGACTTTCTTCACGAGATGATCGGGGACCCCGTGATCTGTTCCGCGAGCCACGCCTTGATCGCCGCGACCGCGTCGATCCGCCATCGCCCGCCGTCGCCCTCGAAGAGAGCGAGCTGAGGACCTTCGTTGTAAACCCTCGACCGAAGGATGAACGTCGAGAGCACCTGATCGATCTCCGCGAACGTCCGCCACGGAGCGAGCGTGACGCGCGAATTCAGCGCAACGTCTGTTTTGAGAGTGACGCCTTGCTTGACCGCGATGCGTTGCGTCACGCCGTCGTCATCGTGATCGACCGTCGAATCGGAAGTGATCTTCGAAGCGATCCCGAGGACATAGTCGAGATCCTTCGCGAACGTGCCGTCGTCGTTCTCGACCTTGACGCGCTGGAATCCCTGCTGACACGCGATGATGAAGTTCTCGGGATTCAGAAACGCGCCGAACGGGAACGGAGTGCAGCCCTTCGGATATGTCGCCGTCGCGATGACGTTGCGCCGACCGTACTCGTCGGACTTCCGAGCGACGAGCGACACTTCCGTCGGGGATTCGATATGAACGAGAAGATCCGCGCCCGCCTTCGCATCCTCGAACTCCTCGTCGAGAAGATCGACGAGTCCCTGAAGCGTTGAACAGGGAAACGTCAGCGCGACCGGGGGAGCGAGTAGATGCATATTTTTGTCGACGTACTTCCTGTCTCCGAGATCGATCTCGTTCGGGACTGCGAGAGCGAGAAGCCGATCAATCGTTTCTTTTCCTAGCTCCATGCGTCACCTTTCCTTTTCAAGATTTTATGAAAACCTGAAAACCTCACTGAACGTCGTTCGCCGCCGCCGCCTTTCCGTCGAACATGCGGATCTGTTTCGGATCGTGAGGGACCGCGACGAAACTGAGTCCCTTCCGTTCGAGAAACACCGTGCCTTTGACCGCCTCGACCGTGACCGTTTTCGACTTGCAAGCGAACGTGACTTGCGCGCCGGATCTGTCCTCGAACGGAGTGATCGTGAATTCGAGCGAGATCTTCCGCTTCGCCTCGGGATTCGTGTTCACGTCCGCGATGTTTGCGAGGACCGCCGCGAACTCGCGCTGAAACACTTCCTCGATTGCGCCGCCGCAAAGATTCCCGAGATTGACCTGTTCCCGTTCCATCGTTTTTCCTCCTCTCGGACGCCGCGTCAGACACGCGCGGGCTGTGGTTTTAGTGACTCCGCCGTGTAACGTTCCGACTGAACGTCGCGGAAGTGTTGATAGATCTCGTCGAGCGACAGAAGAATCCCTCGTCGCTTCGCGAGCGTTTGGATTTTCAGAGCGTTTGCCGGATGCGGGGACGTTGATCCGCTGAGCCAGTGATAAACCGCCGATGGATTGATCGCGAGCCGCCTCGCGAGTTCTTCGACTCCGAACTCGCGGACGAATGAATCGAACTTCGTCGGATCTGTCTTTTTCACGGACCTCTCCCTCTTCGTTGTTTCAGAGATTCAAGGGAATGAAGATCCGACCGGGGAGAGAGTCAGCTACAACGAAACCCGCAAGCTCAGGGATTCCGTCGTCGCTGACGCCGTCAGCGACAAGAGAAGCCGTAGCCGTGTGGATATTTTTGTCGCTGAAGGGAGTCACCGCGATCCCCGAGACAGCGTAGTCCCGGACGTGGATCTCCGGGATCGTCGCCTGAAGGATTCGCCGTTTGCTTTCTCTTCCTAGAAACTGCCAGTCGAAAAGCGGGGAGAACGCCGACGCCATCTCCCGCACCGTCAAAGCCGGTTTAGGAGTTTCGCGCATGAGCATCCCCTCCGTGAACTTCATTTCCTTGTCGAGCGAAGCGAGCCGAGCATCCCGCTCGTTCCTCTGTAGAATGCCTTCGAAATACGCGTCGAGAACGCGCTCGCGTTTTTTGCGGAGCTTCCCGACCTCGCCTTCGAGACGTGCAATTCTGGACCTGATCGCGCCCGAATTATACGCCGATTCCAGTTCCCCGATGAGTGTAGCTATAAAATCCTTGCTCGTAAGCCTCACCCCGAACACTTCGTCGAGCTTCAGTTCGAGCTGTTCGCGTTTCATGTTTGGAGCTTCGCATTTTTTCGGAGCCGCGCCGGGACGCGCCGCGTGCGTTTTGCAGACGTAGTAGTGTTTCTTCGCGAACTTCCCATAGATCAGGGACCCGCACTCCCCGCAGATCAGGAAGCCGCTATACGTGAACGCGTGACCCGCGCGGGGATTCGAGCGCCAGTGCATCCGGGACTTCATGTCCATGATCCTCTGAACGGAGAGGAACTCTTCCTCCGACAGAATCGGATTGTCGATCACTTTGACGCGGATCACTTCGTCCGGGGACCGCTTGATCTTCGGACGATCACCCTGTCTCCCGTCAGCGCTCGTGCGCCGTCCCGATGTCGAGAGATCGCGCTTTTTGTCGATCACCCGCCATCCTTTCCAGATCGGATTTCGCATGATGACGTGCATCCCGCGAGGAGTGACGCCGACCAGCTCCGCGAGCTTCGCGTAGGAACGCTCTCCCGCCATGAATCGCCGGAACGCTTCGCGAACTTTCTCCGCTTGAGGACCGTAGAAAAATCCGCGCTGTTCCTCATAGCCCACGCCGAACGGGAGGACGAGCTGACTCTGTCCGAGCTTGCCCGCCTTGCGCTTCTCTTCCTTCGCGGACCATATACGCTCGCGGATCTCGGACAGTTCGTTCCCCGCGATGATCGCGCGGAGTCCCGCCACGAGTTTCCCCGTCTTGCTGTTCAGATCGAGCGGACCGTCCGGGAGATAGAGGATCGTCCCCGTTTCCTGAAACGTTTGAAAGAGAACGTAGTCGCCGAACGAATCGGGACGCATCACGCGCGAGAACTCGCGGACGACGACGCCGTGAATGTTCGGATCTTCGATGGACTTCAGGAGAGCTTGCATTTCGGGAGTGCGGAGGATGGATGCGCCGGAGACGTTCACGAGTTCGACGGACTTGACGATTTCGAGTCCGTAAACCGCCGCCGTGCGCCGATTGATCGCACGCTGCGAAGGGATCGAAGCGCGATCCTCGTCCGCTTGTCCTTCCGTTGAAACCCGGATCAGTTCGATGACGCGCTTCATTGCTTTTTGTCGTTCGCCTCTTCCCTCTCGCGGATACCGACGAGCAACTCCGCATAGCGGAACGTCAGATCGAGATCGTGTTTCTCCACCGCTTCCTTGATCTTCGCTAGAATCCGTCGCCGTTCATTTCCGATCTCAATTAAAGCGTCGACGACGTTCGCGTTTTGCATCTAGCCTACCTTCTGACCTGCGCGCGAGAGCGCCGTCCAGCAATCGCGCGAATGATTTTTGAGCCGGGGAGGCGGACTCTACTCTTACTCAGTGCTACGTGTCAACAGTATTATTAAACTTCTCTGTGCGTGCATGGAAGGAATTCAGAGTAAGCGGACACCCTTATTTTTGTGTACTCTTAGGAGATGTTTAGAAGTTCTTTAATGAGCGGGGAGACTTTCCGAAGTTTCCTGAACGCCGCGCGATGCTCATCCGAAAGACCCTGTCCTTCGAGCAGCGCGAATGCCGCGATGCGGAGATGCGAGCGCCGGGGATGCGGAGCCGCGAGCGACGCGCTCAGACACTCAGAGAAGAGTTGCTCTTTCGATCCGAAGAGACGGAAGAGAGAATGCTCCGAGACGTTCGCCTTTTCGCAGATCTCCGCCGTCGAGCATCCCGCGTAGCCCCTCTGCGCGAAACACTTGATCGCGTTGTCGAGAATTGTCTTGCGGATCTTTGACGCCACTATCTTGTCACTGTGCCCGTCAGTATAGCGCGAATCAGCGCCGCGCCGCTACCGCTCCCGCCGCCGCGCCGACTCCGATCCCCACGAGGAGCCACTTCCCGTTACGCTTGATCCGCGTCCAGAGCCGCCCGCCCTTCGACGCCGTGATCGCCGCGTCCCGTTCCTCCGCGAGCGCCGTGAGTTTCTTCTGATCGTCCGCCCGATCCTTCGTCGCCGCGTCGAGCTTGACCTGACACTCCTGACACGCGACCCCGAAGTCGTAGAGCGGTTTCAGATCCTTCGCCGGGATGATCGCGTCGCCCGGAGCCGGGACGGGAGTCTCAGGAAGGGATCCGGGAGCCTTCGACGATATAGGACCTTGCGATTCCTGCCGGGGAGGAACGACGATCAAGGGGAGCGGTAGAGGGATTGCCATCGGAAGCGCCTTTAGCGCCTGTGCGGGAGTCTGGACGCGTTTGCGCGTAGTTTCGAGAGCCGCGACCGTCTTTTCCGCCGCTTTGTCCCGGACCGCCTCGTCCTTCGTCGCCGTCGCGATGACCTTTCCCTGAGTAGCGAGCGTTGCCTTGAGCGCTGCCGCGTCTCGCCGAGCCTCGCGAGCCGAGGAGATGACGAGCGCGATCACGACGAGCGCCGCGAGCGCGCCCGCGATCTCAAGTTTTGTTCGTAGCAGCATCGGGACCCCCGTCCGTTCGTGGACCGTTCCACTTCTCCGCGAGATCTTCCTTGAGCGAGTGTCCGAGAACGAGTCCGCCGAGCGTCCCCATGAAGCCGACGTAAGTCGGAGTGAGGAGATGCAGGAACGCGACGACGTGCCCGGAGATGAAAAAAGCGATGAAGAACGCCGTCGTCCTCCCGTGCGTTAGCTGCAAGATCTTGTGAACTGCGTCGCGGAGCCATCCCATCCGAACCCCCTACAGTTTGTGCAAAAAGTGAAAGACGCCGCCGACGAGAAACGCGCCGATGACGACGAGCGCCCTGTCGATCCACTTGCTCCCCGTGAAGTCCATCGGGAGGAGAGTCGTCGGGAGAACCATTGCGAACACGAACAGAGCGACCGAAACCGCGATCAGTTTCGGGAGAGCGAACAAAATGCACGCGAGGATCATGCCGATCACTAGATGCAGGATATGGTACTTCGCCAGTTTTGTTTCGAGTGTGCCTAGACTCATTGTGGAACCTCCGAAGGAATTTCCGCCTGTAGCGGATTGTTGAGAGCCGCGACGAGCTTCGTGACGGAGTCGATGAAACGGGGCCATCCCGTCAATCCGCCATTCACTCGCCGCCGTACCATCTCCCAATTTTGAGCGTCCGCGTAGTCGCGGATCTTGCGCTCCTCGAAATAGAGCGCGAGGATCTTCGCCGCGACCGCCGGATCGAGAGCGAGATCGGGATTCCCCACGAGATCGACGCCGATCTCGTCTCCGAAGTGTTGATAGTCCCATCGCCCCGTGATCTGAACGAAGCCGCGCCCGCGAAACTTCGCGCCGTCGCCTACTTCGTCGTTTCCGAGATCGACTCTGTTCTCGTACAAGTTCGTGAGATAGACCGGACCGCCGCGCTCTTTGATCGGGGAGAACGTTCCCGTCTCAATCGACACTGTCGCGATTGTCGCGACCGCGCACAGATCCGAATAAATGCCGAGCGCGACGAGCGCCGCCTCGAGGCGGGGCCAGTTCGCCGTCACGTTCTGTAGAGGACCGTAGGGACCCAAGATCAGAGAGATCACGCGCACGTCGACCGGAAAGTTCAAGAGTCCTCCCTCAAGAGATCCGCGATCTTCTTTCGGATCTCCTCCGTCGGAGCGACGAGCATCAGAGCGAGCGCGATGTTGATATGCCGACGCGCGGAAGTCTTGATTTCCGCGTTGACCTTCGCGCCGAGTCCGTTCACGTCCTTCCGCGATTGCTTTATGAAAAACCACGCTCCCCCCGCGCCAAAAGCCAAAGTGAAGAGAAGCCGGAGATCGCTCGCGTCCATCATCGCCGTCCCCGGAGATCGTGAAGATCCGGGAACACGATATTGAGGATCTCGTTCGCGAGCGCTCTCATCCTCTCCGTGAGCTGAATCCCCGCCGTTGTCCTCGCCTCTGCGATCCGCGCTATGAGGATCTCTTTCTGAATGAACGGCCGCAAAACATCGCGGAAGTCCGCGTAGTCCGGCTCGCGCTTCTCTTTGTCGCGCATCTGAACGCAGAGCGACTGAGCAACCGCCGCGATCCGTTCCTCCGGTGTTGCAAGTTCATTGATCCGTCCGTTCACCCGTTCCCCTTTTCCCCTATGGCCCCATCACAAAAGACAGCGAGCGCGGAGTTCCGACGAGCGCCCCGTTGACCGGAGTGATCGTCAGAGTCGTGACATGCGCCGAATTCGCGTCGTCGATCACGCGTTGCGCGTAAGTGTATGTGAACGTTTTTCCCGTGATCCCCGTCGTCGTATGTTTCAGCACGCCGTTGACGCTTACCGTCACCGTGTACGTCCCCTCGGGACCGCCGGACACGTCCGCCGCGTCCTGAGCGACGATGAACGGACCCGCGCGATAGCGATGATTCCACGTCATTGTCACGTCGCCGGAAGTCGTCGAGGGAAACGCCGCGCCGTTGATCTTGACGTTCCCCGGAGGATAGGGAAGCGACGCGCGCCCCGCGAGCGTCACCGCGACCGGAGATTCGCCGCTGATCGCGAATTCGCTCGACGCCGTGTAGGGAGCGAGCTTGATGTTCGTCGCCGTCATCTAACTCCTCCCCGTCGGAAAGATCTGACCCTGTCCCGTTCCCGCGTTCCCTCCGGGACCGTTGTTCACGCATCCGAGCGAGTAGATGATCGTCGGATTGAAATACTGTGCGAAGCCGCCGGACGGAGGAGCCGACACTCCCACGTTGCATCTACTCGGACCCGATCCGAGCGAGCCGAAAAGCTCCCCGCCCGTCGGAGGATGCTTCGTCGTGTCCGCGTTGAATGTCGACATCGCGCCTCACTCGTACCGAAACAAAAAGCCGTTGACCGCCGACGCCGTTCCGGGAGCTGAAGTCCAGCAAGTGTTGAACTTCGTGCAGTACATCGTGTGATTTGTTCCGTAGTAGGGGACGATGACCGTCGCGCCTTCGACGATGTCCCCCGTCTTTGAAAACGCGACCGCCATGCACGGATTGTCGAGTTTTCCGATGACCGGGAACATCGGACCGAGCGCGATGTTCGTTCCGACGACGCCGCTCGAAAGTGTCGTCAACGCCGTGACGATGTTCGTCTCCGCCGTCAGCGTGCCTCCGAGAATCGGTTTCTGGACGATCTGCTGAATCCAGTTGTGAGCGCCCGTGCTGTTCTGCATGTGGACGAAGTTGAAATACGAATCCGTGTCCGCGCCGGAGGAGTCGTGAGATCTCTCAATCGCACAGAAAAACCCGTTCGACGTGCTCCCCGCGTTGAGAAACATGAGGATCGCGAAGCGGCTCGTATCCCCCGCAAAGAGCGAAGTGAGTCCGAGTCCCGCCGTGCCCGCCACGTTCGACGCCGTGACGTACCTCGTCGAAACGTTTCCCGTGAGCGTCCCGGATCCGTTCGATCCCGTGCCCGCCGAGAAAGCGAACTGCACCGCCGCCGTCGTCGACGAAGTTCCGTACTCGAATTTGACGATGATCGGGAGAGTCGAAGAGAGCGCGTCCGCCGACGCCCACAGCTCATAAGCCGTCAGCGTCGAAGTCCCCGGAGGAGAAGCGAGCGCCGTCGTCGTCCCGGAGCCTGAGTGTGTTTCGTTGACGCCGGACGCATTGACCGCCTGAACTGTGCCGGAGGATCCGCCGGAGACAACCGTGAGTGTGAGCGCCGCGTTGTTTCCGCCGTTCGTGAATCCGCTGAACGTCACGGACATCCCCACGCGCGGCGCCGGACCCGTGAAACTCGAATAGGAGATCGTCGCCGTCGTCCCGGACATCGCGACTTGCGTGCAAGTGAGGACCGTCGCTGTCCAGACGACTTGCCCCGTGTCGTTCGTTTGCACCCATCCGATAGACGCCATCCAATCGGAGATCGCCTTCGCCCACGATTTGAAGTCCGCGAGCGCCGCGTTGTTCGCGACACACGTCGAGATATTTTGGACCGACATTTTCTAAGCCTCCTCGATCTTGCACGTCAGAGTGACGATGACGGACGCCGGAGATCCGCTGAGATTTTCAACCGCGTAAGAGATCGACGACGACACGACCGCTTCGCAGTTCGCGCCGTAGACTTCCGGGGACGCGATGAAACTCAGTCCGACGATAGCGTTCAACACGAAGTCGCAGATCACCCCATGCGGCCTCCCTAGCGGCGGTTCGACCGCCGGAGGACGCGAAGCATCCGCCGACCGCGCCGCCGCCGTCGAGTAGAGCCGGATGCGACATGCGACGCTTGCCGAGAGCTGAGTGATCGCGAAGGATTTCCCGATTGTGATCGAGCCGTTTTGCGTCGCGCCATCCGCGAGCGTCGATGTCGTGATCGTCACGTTCCCGCGCGATGCGATTGTTCCTCCCGGACCCGTAGGACCCGCCGGACCTGTGGGACCTGCCGGACCCGTAGGACCCGCCGGCCCCGTTGCGCCAGTGGGACCAGTCGATCCAGTGGGACCCGCCGATCCCGTCGGTCCAGTCGATCCCGTCGGACCCGTCGACCCTGTCGGACCAGTGGGACCCGCCGGACCCGTCATCCCCGCCGTCGGGATCGATGGAGCTTTGAGGAAATTGAAACCCGTTCCGACGAGGAACACGACGCGCGTTCCCATCGGATGATCCGCCGGGACCGTGTCGAAGATTCCGCGCATGACATTCGAGATCGTGTACGTCCCGTCCGAGTTCGCTGTGACCGTTTGCCACGAGCACAGCTCGCCCGTGTCGACGAAAAAGAGCAGGAACTTCCCGTTCGCGAGTCCCGAAGCGTCCGTCGAGATGAGCGCGTCGAGATCCCGCCCGCCCGTAGCGGATAGAATGAAACCCGTCGCGTCCGTCGCCGCCGTGTTCACCGGATAGTCCGCGGTGAGCAACCCGGACGGCATCCATCCGTCGATCTTTCCATACGACGAGTAGCTCGATCCGCCCGTCTCGTCCGCCCAAATTTCGAAACCCTTCGAGATCCCGTCGCCGCGAACGCATCCGACGGAGATCCGCTGATCGAGCGATTGCGACATCGCGAAAGGACTCTCAATCGCGAGCTGATAGTCGGGAGCCGCCGGAGCGCCGAGCGGATTCACCCATCCCGTCACCGGGGGAGCGGAGAACGCTGTCGCATTGATCCCGAAGATATCCTCGACCGCGTCGATTGTGATCTTGCCGTCCGTGAGTTCGCCGTATCCGATCTTCGTGATGCGGAAGATCTGCGAGCTGATCCCGAGAGGAGTCCAAGTGAACTTGAAAACGCCGCCGGGACGGAAGTTCCACGCCGTTCGATTCGCGATGATCTTGATCTTCGAGAGCGGATACGTGAACGTTTTGAGGACCCTCGTCGCGATCAGATTCGCCGCCGCTTCCTGCGAGATCCCCTTGAACTCGATTATCTGAGGACGGACTTCGCGCGTGACCGCGACGTTCGCCGGATCGTAGCAACTGACGAGCCTGTCGTTGAAATTGTTCGCCCGCGAAGTGAATTTGATCCCGACGTGATTCGTCGTCTCGCTCCATGAGCCGCGCGAGAAGTCGGGAGTCGCGAGGACGTTGTCGACCGTGAGGACCGGGACCGTCGACGGATCGTAGTCCCCTCGCGCGAGCTTGATCTCCCACAGCCCCGTTGTGGGATCCGTATAGAGAACGCCGTCGATGTGACGGAGGATCTCTCCGATCAGATTGTCCGCGCTCGCTTGCGTGTCGAACTGCATCGACAGCCCGAGTCCCTCGCCCGCGAGCGTGTTTCCGACGGACTGGAAGTTCGCGAGATCGATCCTCGCCGACGGGATGCCGAGTCCATAGGAGACGTTCGTCAGCAAGTCATAGATCATCTCCGCCGGATTCGCGTCGCCGCTGATGTTGTAGTTCGATCCTGTGAGCGCGAGCGCGTTCGGAGTGCGCCGGAGGATGAACGCGAGCGGCTTCACATAGTTCGACGTTCCGACGTAGAGCTGTTCGAAAACCGCGTAGCAGATTCCGGGAATCGCCGCCGCGACCGCCGAGTGACCCGTGACGATGACGAACTGATCGCCGACAGAGAACGCCGTCGATCCCGTATCGATCAGGAAATTGATCTGAGGAGCGGAAAACGCGTTGTCAGCGAAGCATCCATGCGAGCCGTCGGAGTTCGGAGTCGTCGCGGAGATCGTCCCGCTGACGGAGCCGACGACGGAGAACTTCATTTTCAGAAACGTCGAATGTCCCGAGTTTGTGTCGATCCCCGTCGCCGTGATGAGAATCGTTTCGTTCTTCGAGGAAGCGCCGCCGGACTCGCCCGTGATCGTTCCATTGCCGACGCCCGAGTACGTGTAGCCGATCCCGGACTGATCGAGCGCGACGCGTCCCTGAACGAGCGAGAGATAGTCGTTCGGTTGCTGCGTCGGGATGCCGCGATAGAAGTCAATCGTCCCGGAGATCCCGCCACTTCCCCCCGCTGTGATCCCGCCGAACAGTTGCGGGGAGTTCGCCTTGAGCTGAAGATAATCCTCCGACCCGTTCCCATTGGGGATCAGCGTCGTCGTGTAGGCGATGTCTTTCTTGTCCGCCTCGATTGCGATCAGCGCGTCGACCGGACCGTGACACAGCGCGAACTGACATCCGAGAAAATACTGGAACCCCTGCGGCTTCGCCGCTCCGAACGAGAGGATCGAAGAGAGGAGAGATGGATTGATCGCCTTGACCTTCAGATCTCCCCACCAGACCGTATTTCCTCCCGCGATCTTCACCGTCCCAAAAACGACAGGGATCGCGCGCCCTTCCTCCGCCGTCGGAATAGAGAAGTCCCCGAGAGCCGACGGAGTCGGTCCTTGAGGATGCGGAGACAGTAGAGCGCCGACGACTGTAGTCGCGACGAAGAGTAGGAGCACTAGCCAGAAGAAGATCGCACCGCCTTTCGCCTCATCCGATGCTCGCCGATCCGTCGAACGGATTGATCGTCGGGATCAGATCGAAGCCGAGAAAATTGAAAGTGTTCTTATAGTGGGCGCATCCCGCGAACGTGAGCGGACAGCCCGCAATGCCGAGAACTGAAGCGCCGATCTGCAAGCCGGGGATCGGACTCAGAAGCGTGACGCTCGACCCGGAGTTCGCGACGATCATCCGCACGTCGTTCCCTCGCTGAAGATAGCCGCCCGTCAGCGGGTCCGGGAGCGCGCCGAAACCCGTGATCGTGAGGATCGTCCCCGTCGAATCAATCGACGCAATCGTCCCCGCGAACGTGTGAAGCGAGAGATCGACCGTGCATCCCACATCCCCGAAAACATGGGAGCACGGAGCCTGATAGAGCTTCTGAGGGATTTTTCTCTGCAAGAGATACTGATCCGAGTTACAGATCAGCTCGCATTGATCCGTGAAGCGCGCGCTCGCGACCGTCCCCGTGAAGAGGACGACCGTCTCCGTGTCCGAGTAGTGGGATCCGTAGATCGTCACCGCGATCGGTGATGTCGGGAGATACGGAAGCAAGAGCCTCGCGAGCGGATGCGAAGTCGGGAGATAGACCTTGAGCTGTCCCGAGACGACTTCGTTCGACTGTTCGGACTCCGACCGCGAGATCGTCGTCGGGACGAATTCGTTCCCGAGATACGTGATCGTCTCGTCCGCGCCCGTGAGCGCATAGAAGATCCCCGTCCCCTGAAACAGATACAGCTCGTACGGTTCAGCGCCGGAGCCTTGTTTTTCGAGAGCGTCGAAACTCATGCCGGAAGCTCCCTCGGGACTTCCTGAACTTCGAGATTCACTTCAGCGAGATCCGCCGTGAGCCACTCGATTTGATTGTCGTCGGACGCGCATCGCGCGAGTGTGAGGAACGAGATCATCGTCGACGCCGCCGGGAAGTTCTTCCCCGTCGGAGTGTCGAGGACGAGCGACTCCGTTCCGTCGCCGTTGTCGTTCGTCGAAGTGATCTTGCGATAGACGTTCGAGGAGCCGTCCGTCGGAATGAACGCGATGAAGCGCCGAGCAGGATTCGGAAAAAAGAAGCGCGAATAAAACTCCGATTTGATGACGATCCCCGTGTCGCCGGATCCCACGTCGAACGCGAGGATGAGATCCTGATCCCACGTCGGAAGCCAGAAGGGATTGAGCTGTCCGAAGCGCCGGAGCAAGAACGCGCGGAAAGTAGTGACCGCCGCGTGATTCGTCAGAAACCACGGGAACGGCTGTTTCACAATCGCCGAGCCGCCCTTGTCGATCACCGTGATCGGACCGATCTTCGGATCGACCGTCACGAGGGAGCGCGTGTACGTCCGCTTGAGCGGAGCATCGCGCCAGTTCGGAGCGATTTCGAGAACGTCGAAGCCTTTGTACTGAGTGAGCGTCGTCGACGGAGCCGGAGCCGCCTGAAGCGCCTCGCCGATAAAATCGAGATCGATCTGATCGATCTCCGAGCTGAAGCGCGACACGTTCACGGAGGATCCGAGCCGCGCCAGAAAGACCGGCATCACAATCTGACTCGGATTCGCTTTCCAGTCGAGTTGCGTCGGGGACGTGAACGTGACGCCCGTCGGGGAGACGGATTCGACCGTGAGCGCCTCGAACACGAACTCGCTCGAAAAGATGCAGCACAGTCCGCCCGCCGCGAACTGCCTGTCGACCGTATTGCAGGGGATCGAGAAGGATCCTGCCGGAGTGTCCGCCGTCACGGGAGTCGCATCCGGCCACCACGGGACGCCGTACGGTTCATGCTGCCAGCCCCACACGAGCGACTCCATTCCCGCCGCGTCGCGCGCGTTGAGCGCGAGCGCGCGATACCTGAGCGCGCGCCGGGGAAATTGCCGGAGTCCGCGCCGCTGTTCGTTGTCGCTGTACGCCTTCAGGACATCCGTCAGATAGGAGATCGACTCCGCGATTCCTTCCGACCAGTCCGGTTGCACGCTGAACAGCGCGATCCGGGATCCCGTGACGAGGATCAGCCCATTGATCCCGGAGAGAAACGCGAAGATCACGCTCTGATCGATCTGAGTCGGACCGGAGGAAGGGACGAGCGCTTGATAGATCCGCGATCCCTGAGCCGCGAACAGGAGCGGCTCGCCGAAAGGATCCGAGAGCGTAAGTCCGCCGGACCCCGTGATCGTGATCGTTTCGAGGATCTCGTCGGAGTCCTGAAACGTGTTCCAGACTTCGACCGGGAATTGCGTCGCCGTCAAAACAAACTGAAGCGCCTCCGTCGTCGGGACCGTGATGATCCGATAAAAAAGACGCCCGCCGAACGCTTCCTCGATCTGCCCGATGTTCGGAGCGGGAGCGGAGATCGATATCGCCGGTTGCGGAGTTCCCCGCGATGCATTCTTGGACGCCGAGGAGAGCGACGCCGACAGCGACGTGATCGCCGTCGCTCCCGTCACGTCCGACGAAAGGTTCTTCGGCGTCAGCCGACCCGGTCCGAGCTGCAAAAACTCTCCCGCGAAAGTCGTCATCCGTTAGACCTTGAGGACCGCAAAATTCGGGAACATCTTGTAAGTGTCGGAGCCGATTGTGTACTCGCTCGCGTTCGAGAAACCGTTCCCGACGCCGTTCGCAGCGAACACAATCGGGAGCGAGCCGAGAAGCGAATAACCCGTCGAAGTTCCGTCGCGATTCGCCCACAGATAAACCGGGAGGAGATTCGCTCGCCCGTCGAGCGCGGAAGTCTGAAGCGCCTGAAACTCCGTCACGCCGTCCGATTGCGCGTACATGGGGATCGAAGCCGCCGGATTGATGTTCTTCCCCTTCACGGAGGAAGCGCCGACTTTCCCCGTGTAGCCCGTCGCCGCCGTTACGTTCGCGCCTATGCCGATCCAATTCCCCGTGAACGCATCCACGTCCGCCCGGACGAAACAAACGTCGTCCTGTCCGAACGAATCCGCCATCACACCCGGACAGAGCGCCGTCGACGTGTATCCGGGAGTGTTCGCCGGAACGCCCCCTATCGTTGTGTTCGCGTGATTGCCGCCCGAAGATCCAAAGAAGTAAGCGCCGCCCGTGATGGATCCCGCCAGATTCAGGGAGAGTCCCCATCCGACATGCACGAAGAGTCCGGGAGTTTTTTCAATGATGACGACGACGTTGTCCGCCGAGCTGTCCGTCATAAAATAGTAGTTCGTGAACGGACCCGCGCTCGTGACCGCCGCCACGCCGATTGGATTGAATCCCAAAAATCCGACCGGAGCGCCGCTCCCCTGATTGTTCCACGGCTGCCCGGAATTGAAACCGATCCCCGTATAGAGATTGAGAGAGTAGCCGACCCCGGATGTGTGCTGCGTAAAAACCGCCTCCGCTTCCGCCGCGCGGAGATGCACATAGTTTCCCGACTTGTGAAGATGCGCGCGCCAGCCAGTCCCCTCGATCTGGCTCATGTCCAGAGTCCATCCCGCCGCGACGAGGAACGTGACGAGCTGCTGAAGCAAGTCCGTCGTGCTCGTCGCGCTTCCGTTCTGATAGCTCATAGCGCCTCTCTACGTGAGTCGGACCGCAAAAAAGTCGGACTTTGTGTTTCGGAAAACGTTCTGCATCACGAGATATGTGATCCCGTTCACGACGATCAAGTTCTCCGCGCCTTGCGAGAATCCAGTGATCGCGCGGATGCCTTCGAGTTCGCCGTACACGTTCGGGATGTTGTCGTGAAGGACGATGGGGAGGAGCGGATAGCCTCCGTCGAGATTCGGACGCCAGTCCCACGCCGCCGCCGTGAGTCCCGAGTACGGCCACACTTTTCCAAACGCCGACTCCGCCGCCGAGTTGTCGAATCCGCGCCACACCCCCGTCGGGAGCAAAAGCCGCAACACGGAGTCCGCGTCATTCGACATCGCCGACGGATTGCAGATCGGGAACGCGCGCATCTCCGTTCCCGAATAGCTCCATCTGAAATTCGTCGACGTGGCTGCAGGTTCGCTCGCGAAAATGCCGCCGCCGCCCTGAAACGCGAGCGACCCGCCGACGCAAAGAGGGAGCGGATACGAGCCGGGAGCCATGTACGAAGAGATCAGTCCGAGATAAGCGACCGCGTAGACCGTCGAAACTTTCGCGATGACGATCACACGTCTCCCGTTCGCGATGAACCAATAGGGGATCGTCGAGTTCCAGAGAGGAAGGATCGGAGAGCATTTCGTCTGAGGATTGCCCATGCCGCCGACGTAGCCCGATTGTTGAGTGAACAGGAGCGAGGAGTCGAACGCCTGAAACCCGCCGAGCCGCCAATTGTAATAGTCGCCCGTGACGTTCGAGAAGATCTTCGCGCCGACGAGGATCGCGTCGAGTCCGCCGTTTCCGTTCGCCTGCCAGATCATCTCCGATCCGCTCGTGCGCCGTTTCGAAGTCCACGGAGGAGCGACCGCGAACGTGAACGCGTCCGTCGCGACGAACGCCGTCCCGCCCGCCGTGATCGTGAAGTTCGTTTTTGTCGAAGTGAACGGAGTCCCGACGACGCCAGTTCCGAGGGATCCCGAGACGGAGCCGACGACGCCGAACGCCGTCGCGGACGTGAAAGTGACCGTGATCGTCTCCGCGACGGATGCGGATCCGCCGAGAGCGGAGATCGTTCCGTTGCCGACGCCGACGAACGAGGGAGTCAGCGCCATCCCCGTACTGGTCAGAAACGTGTCGAGCTGATTGAGGAGATCCGCGTAGTCCGTAGCCGATCCAGTTTGAACGCTCACCCTTGACTCCTTCCGAGCGCCTTCGACGCCGCTTTCGGATTGCTCGTGATGTGATCGAGGACGATGCGTCCCGCTTGCTTCGAGGAGAGATGCTTCAGGATCAGCCCCTCGTCGAGTCCGATCCCGAGATTGATGCTCCCGCTACTTCCCGCGCCCGTCGCCTGTCCCACGAGTCCGCCGTCCGCGAACTTCGGGAGCGCGAGATTCTCGAACGACGGGACTTTCAATCCGCGGTTGATCGCTTCGAGATTGTGCGCGCCGAACGAAGCGACCGCGTCCGCCTTCACGACGAACTCGCCCGCCGAGAGCCGCGCCGGGATCGCGTCCGCCTTCGGACCGCCCGGGCCCTTAATGAGTCCGCCGTCCGCGAGTCCCTGTCCCGCCGGGACCGCCCCGCCGCCGGAGAATCCTGTCCCGCCGAGAGCCAATTTGAGGAGCTTCGCGACGACGATCTGAGCGAGCATCTGAGCCGTCATCTTCGCGAGCGATCCGATGATCGATCCCGCGAGATTCTTAAACGACTGAGCGACGGACTCCGTCCCGCGTCCAACCGTGTCGAAAAATTGAGTGAAGCCGCCGACGAGCGAGGACTCGAGGCCCTGTTTGAGCTGAGCGACTTGCTGTCCTGCGAGATTCGCTTGAACCTGAATCGCCGCGACCTGTTTCGAGAAGTCCTCCGCCTGAGCGATCTTCGACTCGTCTCCCGTCGCCTTCGCCTGTTCGAGCATCGCCGCCGCGATCTGCTGAAGGACCGGGAGCCGCGCCGCCTCGATCTGACGGATCTGTTCCTGTCCCTGAATCGAGAAGAGTTGACCGGACTGAACTTTCTGTTCGACCGCCGCCTTCTCGTCCGCGAGTTCCTTGAGCGCCGCCTGTCCCGCCGCCTGCTCGTCCGCGAACGCCGCCGCGTTCGCCTTCGCCGTCGCGAATCGCTGAAGCTCCGCCGCGATCTGTTCCTTCGACGCGCCGGATTGCGCGAGGATCACGGAGAGTTTTTGCTTCTCAAGCTCGATCTCCGCCGCCGCCGCTTCCTTCCGTTTCGCCGCCGACGTGTCGATCTCTTTCTCGAATTCGAGGAGCGCCGCGTTATTCGTTTGCTTCGCCTTGAACTCCTCGTCGTCGAGTTTCTTCTGATCCGTCGTCGCCTTCAGTTGCGTCGTCGCGATCTTCGTCTGAAGCTCGTCGACTTTCGCGAGCGAATTCAGCCGCGCCGCTTCGCTCCTGTCCTTTTCCTTCGGAGACTGACCCTCCGCGCTCGCCGCCGCCGTTGTGCGCGCGACTTCTTCCTGAGCCGCCGCGAGTCCTCGCTGAAGGATCGCCGTCTCTTCCGCCGACGCCGCCGTGATCTCCGCGCGACGCCGCGCGTAGTATTCCTTCAGCGTGATCTCGCCCTTGTCGTACAGCTCTTTGTCGATCTCCGCTTGCTGCGCCGCCTGAGCGCGATGGAGTTCGAGTTCGTCCTGAACCTGTTTCTCTAAGAGCGCGAGCCGCGCCTTCGCCGCCGCGTCATTCGGTGCCGGTGGCGGTCCCGGTTCAGGAGCCTCGACCTGTTTGTCGGGACGGAGCTTCGCGATCCGCGCTTTCCTCCGTTTTTCCTCTTCCTCCGCCGATGGGAACAGATTGTTGTAGTCGGACTTGAACGAGTCCGCGAGCGCGCCGTAGATCGCCTTCTGACGCTGGATCGTTTCGGAGATGTTCTCCGCCGAGCGCTTCTGTCCAGCGAGCATCTCGTTGACTGCCTGCGTGAAATTCCCGTGAACAGCGTCGCCGAGCGCCCTGAAGGTCGTCGTCCCCTCGTTTTTGATCTCTTTCCAGAGCTGAGAAAACGCGTCATAGATCGATTCGATGACAGTCCCGACCGTCTGTCCGAATCCGATAAACACGAGCGCGATTGAGCGGATGACATCCCCCGCGTATTGTCCGAGCGTTTTGAAAGACACGCCGCCTTGCGTCATCGAATCGACGAGCGCCTCGCCGACATCGGAGATCGCCGGGAGCATCCCTGCTTCGAACTGAGTCGCGATCCCTTTCCCCACGTCCTGAAGTTCTTGCATGGACGCCGCCGCCGCGCGGAAGTCGTCCGTCGTCGTCTGATCGAGCAAGAGTCCGAGCTTCGCCGTCGACTCCGTCGCTTTGTCGAATCCCTGAGCCGCGAGAGAGTTCGCGACGAGCGTGAGATCGCTCGCGCCCTTCCCGAAGATCTGTGATGTCGCCGTCGCTTTCTGGAAGCCCTTTTCCATCGCGCCGAGCTTCGCGACGACGAGCTGAAGTTTCTGATCCGCGTTGAGTCCCGCGAAGTCCTGAGCCGTGAGATTGAGGAGTTTGAACCCGCCGGCCGCTTTCGTGCTGCCTTGCTGGAATTCCGTGATCGATTTCGCTGCTTTGATGAGGGACTTGTCGACGGACTCCGTTGACGCTCCGACATTCTCCGCGACCTTATTGAAAACGCTGAGCGTCTGAGTCGAGATGCCCGTCTTGTCAGAGAGCTTCCCGATGTTCGTCGCGGACTGGAACGCCTCTTGTCCGATGCGGAGGAATCCGAGTCCCGCCGCCCCCGCGACGATAGCCTTGAACGCCCCGGCCAGGTTGAACGCCGACGCCGCCGTCTCGTCCTGACTTTTCTTCAGAGTTTTGAGCTGAGCGCCGAGTTCCTTAATCGCCGCCGAGACGCCCGTGTCCTCCGCCGTCAGTTTGACTTTGATTTCGGGAGCGTCAGCCATTTACCCTCTGAGGATCCGGGGAAGCGCCGGAGGATCCGTTTTCCTTCGCTGGTGTGGCGCCAGTGAACTCCACACGATCAGCTCGATCTCATAGTTCCGCCGCGCCGACTCGCGAAGTCTTTCGATGTACGCGAGAAAAATATCCCGGAGCGGCCACTCGAAAACCTTCTCCATCCGATCCGCGTCGCTTCGCGCGACCTCGCGGATCAGCGCGCCGAAGTCCCCGAAGTCGCGCCCGCCGCGTTCCCTGAACGGTGGGCCTTTCCGGTCGGGTTCGAAGATTTCGGGGAACTCTCCGACGCACGTTCCCCGAACGTAAAAAAACCCGCGACGAACATCGTGACGGACTGACGCATCGTGAGCTTTTCCGCCGTGTCCGTGATCTCCGAGAAGATCGCCGCGTTACGATCCGCCTCGGACCGCGTCCACTTCGTTCCTTCCTCCGTCAGACAACCCGCGAGGATCTCCGCCGTCTTGCCGGAGAGAAGGATCCTCGTGAGGAGATCCTCCGCTTTTTGTTCTTTCGTGCGGGAAGGGCCGCCGTCGTTATCCGTGAGGATGTCCATCGCGCCGCATTGCCGGAGCCGCGCGATGATGTAGTCGTCTTGCGATGCGGAGAGAGACTGAGCGTCGCCGCGAAACTTGCGGCCATCGAGAGTGATGAGATCTTCGAGCATTTTTCCTCCGGGTCGGGATCGCCGCCCGCTGACTTCTAAAGACAGGGGAGAGCCGGGATGGCTACATCTGCGACTCTCCCCCGCTCGACTAGGACAAGGCCCCCACGCCGGAACTTACGCGCCAGCGCTTACCCGCCCGTCCTAGAAGAACGTGTACTGATAGAACGGAGCGTTCGGATGATTCGCCGTGTCGTCGAGGATGTTCCCGTCGAGCGACCAATTGCCGTAGTCGTCAGCGATCAAGCCGAGCTGTCCGTTCGGATTCAGATTGACCCGCCAAATATCGCAGCCGATCTTCTGACCGTCGACCGGATCGGGAGTGAAGAGGAGATGTCCCTGAACGAATGGGATCGTCGCGCCCGCGACCTGATCGTTCGAGCCGACGAGCGTCCCGTACGTGCAAGTCACCGCGTGCGTCGCGATTGAGGATCCCGCCGGGATATAGATCAAGCCGGACGCCGCGTCCGCGACGACGTAGTCCGTCCCCGCGACGAGAGTGACGGAGTTCGACGTGAGCACCGGAGGAGTCGTGACGTTGTCGACGTTGTTATGCAGGAGCCGGAAATAGCGCCCGATAGCGTTCGGAGCTTGCGCCGCCGAGATGAGCGTTTCCCCCGTGAACGTCGTCGCCGTCGTCGCGAGCGCCGTTTTTCCCGCCGACATCTGAACGAGCGCGATGTGATCGGAGCTGAAGTCCGTCCCCGTGATCGAGATCTTCGGCTGCCGTTTCTTCACCGCCGTCGCGATCAAAGTGACGTTTTTGTTGAGCGACTGATACAGCTCCGCGATGTCGTCCTTCAGATCCAGCTCGAACTTCGTGCAGTTTCCGAGATGCTGGAAACCCGTCGGAAGTCCCGTCGTCAGATCGAAGCGATCAAGCATGATCGACCCTTTGCCGAGCATCGGGACGTGTGCAATCGGATACTTTACGGACATATTTTTCCTCCCTTAACTCTTCGAAGTCGGATCGAGCCTGCTCGTCCGGTACCTAATCGTGAAACTGAGCTTCGCCGCCGCGACCGGAGTGTCGCCTTCCTTCGACGCCCAAACCGTGCGCCCTTCCTCGACTCCGCTCGCGAGTCCGCCGAATCGCTCGTTCGCGAGTACCGTCTGAGCCGCGAAAACGAGAATCGGATCGAGCGCCGCGTCGATTGAGACGCCGGACGATCCCGCCGCGCGACACTCAAGCGTCAGCGAGAACTGACGCTCCGTGAGAGGAGCGTCGTAGACTTGCTGAGCGAGAGTTTTCGGAACGTCGTCGTCCGCGTAAACCATGATCGCCGGGAGAGAGTCCGTCTCTATTGGACGAGTCCGCTCCCGATGAACAGTCAGCCCCGAGGGACCGCCGGAGCTGATAGCCGCGACGAGCGCGACCATGATTTGCTCGCGAATCGATGACGCCAAAATTCCCCCTTGCTAGACGTGCGACTGAGTCGCGTTGATCGAGGGACGGATAAACCACTTCCCCGCGAGCGCCTCGACTTCGAACATATCGCCGACCGCGCCGCCGAGCGTGACCGTGTTATTCGTCCCGCCCGCGAGTCCTCCCGTCACCGTGACGACGTGAGCGTGAGCTGTCGCCGCGAAGATCGAGAGCCGCTTCCCATCGTCGCCCGTCCCCGGACCGCCGGAGACTGGATCCGCGAGTGTCATCGCGAGCGCGCCCGAACTCCCGAGCCGGATCGCGCCTTGCTTTTGCGTGATCGCGCCGGACACAGCGATGATCGCCGGGACCGTTTCGAGCGATCCCGCCTGAAGCGCTGTGATCGCCGCGTCGATAACGTCGAGATTGACCGCTTCGTTCGGAACTCCGCCTGTCTCGCCCTCGACTTCATTGATCCCGTGAGTCGGTTTCACAAGTCCTAGCGTCGTTGTTTTCGACATCGCTTCCTCCCTCGAATTTTCTACGCCCCGAGCAAGAGCTTCGTCAGACCCCCGTCGCCTTCACGAAGCCGCTCGCGAATCGTGAAGCTCTTTCCGTTAGCGACAACCGCGTCGCCGATCTTGCACGCCGGGAAAGCCGACGTTTGAATCGTGAGCGTCGTCGCCGTCATCACGACTTGCCCACGCGTGAGATCCTCGACGATGATCTGATCCATCTCGTCGAGAAGTCCCACTCCCGGAACGACTCCGACCGTGATCGCGATCCCCATATCCGCCATGAGAGCCGGGATGTCGGAGTCGCCAAAAGCCGGAGCCGTCGAGGGAGTTGGCATCTATTTCCCGTGCTTTACCTTCGGAGCCGCCGGAGCGACTTGCTTCGTGACGGGATCCGCGTTATCGGGAGCCGCCATCCTATTCACGGATGTCGGAGCGTCTTGCGGATCGACGTGCTCCGCCGAACCTTCGCCGACGAGTCGCTGAGCGAGCGCGTTCGGAACTTCGTGCTCCGACCCCTTTTCCGCGTGTTCCCCGTTGAGAACGATTGAACGCGTGAGCCGGACACCCTTATGAGTCTTTGCAGTTGCGTCTGACATTTTGTCCCTCGCAGATTGCCGACAAGGGACGGGATCTCTCCCGTCCCCGTCGAGATTTTTACGACGCCGCGCTCGCGCACGGGAAAGGTGTTTACGTTGTGGCGACGAACTTCGCGACGACGAACGCGACCGGATACTTCAGGACAACGTCCGTCAGCATGAACGTCGTCAGTTCGATCATTCCCTGTTTCTTCAGCCGATAGGGATCGACGACGAGTTCGAAGCCGGATCCCCACATTCCGATCACCATCGTTTCGAAAATGCCACGGATCAGAGTGTGGAGAGTCGCGCCGCTCGAACCTTTCGTCGAGTTCTTCGTGACCTGATTCGAGGACGCCGCCTTGTATCCGTCGACCGTGCTGTCGTCCGCCCAGATCGGGAGTCCGATTGTGTTCCCCAAGCGCGCCGTGCGCTTGAGCGAGGACTTCACGCCCGGAGTCGTCAGCCATGCGCCGCCGCCGAGCTGATCCGCGTTCGCATCTTCGAGGAGTTCCGACATCTTGACGATGTCGTCCCACGCGGGAGCGCCGCCGTTGCCAGCATCGGAGAGCATCACGTAGGACTGGACCCCGGATGTGGGGACGATGCCCGTCGGTTGATTCGATCCGCCGCCGACGATTGCGACGGAGTCAATCGCGAGCGCGAGATCGCGCGCGAGATCTTCCCGGACGAGCGTGTCGACATCGATGACAGCCTGAGCGAGCAACTGCCGCGAATAGCTCGAAGAGGACTGATACGTTTTCGGGGAGCTTGCGATGGATCCGAGCGTCAGCGCGGAGTCAGCGACATCCGAGCCGGGATTTTCCCCGACCCATGATCCCGTTGCCCTGCCCGTCTGTTTCGGATAGGAGACGTTGTCGCGGAGTCCCGCAATCGTCCGCGCGCCGAGTTCCTTCACGCGCATCTGATTGTAGAGGAACTGAATGAATTCACCGGGTTCAGTGAACTTCAGCTCTTGCCCCGCCGTCGCCGTCCCGGAGTCCAGCCCCGCGCGTTTTTGCACGCCGCCGTGCTCGCCGAAACGCTTTGTCAGATCGGGAGTCCACGCGTGACGCAAGCTCCACGGGACGAACAGTCCGCCGTGACGCGCGCCGCGCCAGTTCTTCTCGATCTCTTGCGAGACTTCCGTCTCGAAAGAGTTGAATCGCTTCGAGGATCCCGACTTCGACGCTTCGTCGTTCGAGATCGCCGTCATAATTCCCCGAGCGAGGTTGTACTGACGCTGTTCCTTGTCCGTCAGCTCGATCCGATCCTGATTCTCCGCCGGAGGAGCATTGCCCGGACGTGCCGACCGCTTCGCGACTTCTTCGAGAACGATGCGCGAAAACTCTTCGACCGATTTCCCTTCCGCGACCGCTGTCTCGACCATCGCTGAATCAACCGCATGGACCTTGCCGAGCCGAATGATTTCAGCGGCGGCGGTCCGTGAGTTTTTTACTTGTTCTGCTGTTTCCACGTTGACCTCCCTAGAATTCGGCTCGGAAGCCGGATTTATTTCTGAAGCAACTGCACCACGTACCAAAACCGGGAACAGCCTGTCGCCGACCTTGCGTTCATGCCCGACCGTCGGATCCGCCGGAACTCCGACGCTCGACGCCTCCATCGGAGTCCATTTCGTCGCACGAAACGTATCGCCTTCCTCTTTCGAGGATTTTTCTAGCGTGTATTCGTTGACCATGTAGCCGACGGAGATGAAGCGCCGGATCCCGTCCTGAATATCCGTTTTGACTTGCTGAGCCGGAGCTGAGCGAGAAAAACGGACCTGTCCGCGGAGCTTTTTGTCATCGCCGACTTTCGCGTTCTCGACGATCCCGATCACCGACTTCGCGTCGTGCGAATCGAGGAAACTGAGTCCCTTTTTCGCGCGGGAGAGATCGACCGCGTCCGGGGAGTGATCGAGGATCTCTTTTCCAAACCATCGCTCGACCGGATATTCCGACGAGATCGAGATGTCGAATCGATCCTCGTCGCGTTTTCCCTGAGCCTCTTTCCCCTCGTTTCCCGTGTCGTCCGAGTTCTCACCGGAGTCGTCGTCCGCGTCGTCGTCGGGATCGGGAGCCTCGCCCGCATCTTTCTTGCGCTTACGCTCCGCGATCCGCGCCGCGCGCGCCGCGACCTGTTCGGGAGTGAGGACTTTCTTCTCGCGTTTCGGGATCGGAGTCATCTCGATCACTTCGAACTCGCGCGTCAGCATCGGGAGAGAGTCGCCGATTTTTTCCCGCGTTTTGAGAGTTGCCGTCATTTTCTTCCTCCGACCGATATGAGTCGCCGCCGCGTGCCCGCTGCGGCCGATTTTTCCTCTTTGTCGTCGCCCTTCGGATTCGCGTCGTCGTCATCCGTTTCAGCCTCGACCGTGTCCTTCGGACCTTTGTTCACCGTCGGAGCCTTCGCCGTCTGAGTGACCGTGAAGTCGAGTCCGTACTCGTCCGCGATCTTCGCCTCTTGCGCAAGCTCCTCCGCGACATCCTCGAAGTCGCCGCCCTCGTCCGAGATCAGACGAGTCCGGGACTTCAGCCCGGCGTTGATCGCGAGGATCCCCGCTTGAACGTCCTTCAGGGGATCGACCCACATCCAGCCGCGCGCTTCCCACTTGCCCGCTTTGAACTTCGCGGGATCGCGAGAATCGAGGACGAGCGCGCCGGAGAGAAGTGCCATCCCGATCCACTGATCGAAGATCGGCTGCAGCATTTGTTCTTTCACGAACGACTGAAGCATCCGCCATTGATCGCGCTCGATCAGAAGTCCCGAACGCATGGACGAATAATTCACGCCCTCGAGGTCCGACGCGAGCGCGTTGTAGGAGACGCCGAGCGAGGAAGCGATGAAACGGAGCATCGCTTTGATGAACGCCGGGAAAGCTCCCGCCGGATGATCTGGGGACCATGCCTGAAAATCGAAGCCCGGAGGAAGCGATTCGATCACGCCCGGCTGCGCGTCGATTCTGTATTTCGCATCGGGATTCGGAGTCTCATACGTCGATGCGTCCGTGTTTTTGAGGAAGCCCATTTTCGCCGCGCCCGTTCGCGCCGCGACAAGTTCCGCCTCGACATATCCGCCGAGCATCCTCATCTCGACCATGCACGGATGAAACCAAGTGATCCCGCGCGTCTGAGCAACGCGTTCGGGATCGTACAAGTGAAGCATCTCCGTCGCCGGGATCCGCGTGCGGAGGAGCGATCCGCCGAGATCGGAGGGATGCTTCATGTTGACGTAATACGCGACCGGCTTTCCCCACGCGTCGACTTCGATCCCCATGCGGATCTCGTTCTCCGATTTCGAAGCGTAGCGGGAGAACAAGTGATCGACCTGATCCGCGTCGAAGAGTTGAATCGCGAATCGGGACGCATTCCCCGTGAAGCCGGGGACGAGCCGGATGAACACTTCGCCGTCCGTCGCGACGTTTTTGAGGACGAGATTCTGAACTGCCCGGAACGAGAGTTTCCCCTCGACCGTGCAATTCTCTTTCTTCACCCATTCGCCCCACGCCGTTTCGATCTTTCTATTGAGCGCCTCGTTCAGCGTGTCGTCATTGTTGCGGACCTGAGCCTGATAGCCGACGCCGAGTTCGCCGAGCACGTTCGCGACGAGGAGCTTGAGATAGGACTTCGCGACGGGATTGTTTCGGGACAGCTCGCGCGCACGAGCGCGGAGGAGCCGCATGTTCCCTTTGATTTCCTGATCCGCCGAGAGGATCGACGCGATCCAGTCCATCGTGAGCCGACCGCCCATCGCGCCCTGAAAAACTGTGAGGGATCGTGTGCCCTTGAGGGAGAACTCCGAAACGATGCGATCAAAGACTTCGGACGCGAACGACTTGTTCATCGTCCGAGTCCCGTCACGTCCTGCCATGTCGGAGGATATTCGTGACCGTCGCCTTCGACCGGGAACTCGACTTTATACGGGACGCCGAGCTGTCCGGGATGCGTCTGTCGCCAGATCTTCGCTTGCAGCGTCCCGCGAATCTGTAGTAGTTCCCCGACCGGGATCTTAGTGACCGCGCGTCCCGCGATCTGATACGACTGAATATCCGCCGTCAGCCGACCGGAGAGCGCCGCTTCGATCACCGCGAGCGTCCGTTCCTCCCACGAATTGAACGCGCCCGCCGCCGCGATGGAGACGTTCGGTTCGATGTTCATCACAAGCTCGTCGCCCGTGATGTCGAAAGTCTCCGCCGCGCCCGCGCCGGATGCCGCGTGCGTCTCCGGGACCGCCGCGCCGTTCGCGACGACGAAGGATCCCGCTCCCTCGCCGTCGAGAGACAGCGAAGAGATCGCCGCGACCACGTTGTTCCCGCTGTTCGAGAAACCCGTGATCGTGACTTTCATCCCATCGAACGGAGGAAGATTCGAGAACGAGCTGAACGCATAGATCGCGTTTCCCTCGCCGTCGACCGTGACGCCCGTCAAAACGAACGCCGTTCCGGGATTCGTGAGCCGTTCTGCGTAGCGATAGGGACCGGGAGCGAGAGAGGAAGTGTCGGAGGGATCGAACTGGATCTGAAAAATGCCGTCGACGACGAGCGCCGCTTTGTTGAACTTTTGTGTCAGACCGTTCAGATAGATCGTGTACGCCCATCCATCCGACGGCTGAAACTCGTCTAGCGTCCGCGTGTAGCGTACCGTCGTCCCCGCCGGAAAGTTCTTAGGGACGACGTTGTCGACGACGGGAGCCACGGAACAAAAAGTACGTTGTTTGCCGGAGGGAGCGGTACAAGAGACTTACTCAGTAGCACATTCCTATAACGAGGACGGCTCCCCGCGCCAGAGCGGGGAGCCGATGAAGGAAAAGAATCGGGATGGAGCTGAGAGGATTTTACCGCAACAGAAAGCAAAACGCTCCCCGAAATTCGAGGAGCGTCCGCTGTGCCCTGCAAGGAAAAGCGAAGCCGGATCTTAAAGTTTCGGACCGCCGGAAGATTGTGCAGCGAGCGCCGCGAGGAACGCGGAGCCTTTCTTCGTCCCGATCACGATCAAACCCTGATCGACTCTCCCGACCACTCCATCGAACGCGACCGACACGTCGCCGCGATGCCAGCGAGCATGGACGTTCTCGTACTGAGCAGCGAAACTGTTTTGCTCCCGCGAGATGGAGATGCTCGACGGAGTTCCGTATTTCGCCTTCAGGATGTTCAGATCCGAAGCCTGAACGGAATATCCGGGAGTCCATATTTTCATCGCTTCGAGAGATCCATCGATGACCGTCGCGTAGACGTTTCCCGAAATTGCGGGAGAAGCGCCGTCGGGAAACTGGAGCCGGACGTCGTGTTCCGTTTGCAATGGATGTCCGACGAGCGCCGGATCGCTATGCTCGAAACAGACCGACTTTGACAGAGGGATCCCCAAATACGCCGCGACAGATGAATCGTCGACGTAGAGCATGTTCCGCGTCTCGAATGGACACTCCGGGACTGTGAGCTTCTCGCCGAGATGAAAGCCAAACACGGTAGCGTCGACAGTTTTCGTCTGAGCTGACGCGCCGACCGAAAGAAAAACGAGAGCCGCGATGAGTGCGAGTGTTCTGTATTTCATACCTTGCCTCCTGAATTACAGTCTAACTCTTCACCTACCAGCTTGATCGTGAGCCGGACTTCCGTGATGTGCTTTCCAGCAATACCCGGACGGGAACGGAGCCGCGAGATCCCGCGCGCGACCGCGACGTTCAGATCGCCCGCGTTGATCGTGATGCTCTGATAAGCGAGATGCGCTTTCGCCTCCGGGAAGAACGCCGTCACCGTGAACGATTTCATCGGATCACTTCCTCGAACGCCTTCGCCATTTCGACAGCGAGATCATGGAGCCACTCACGACGGAACTGTTCGCGTCGCGCATTCCACTCCTGAGCCGCCGCGAGAACGTCGTTCATTTCGCGAATAGACATTTATCCCCTCCGCGCCGCTTTGCGATTCCGCCGCTGTTCGCGGAGCCGTTCGAGATCGCGCTTGAATTCGGGAGAGCGACCGAAGCGCCACGAAGCGCGAAGGAAATAGATCGTCGAGCAAAACGAGAACAAGAAAACGAATTCACTGAGCGTCATAGCTTCTCTCCGAACTCGTCGAGGACGAACTTGCGGATCAGCTCCTCCGCCTCTTCGAGCGTCGCGACGATCTCCTCGCCATCGATCAGCGGGACGTGAATCCCGTCCTCTCCGTCGTATGCGTAAACGAACGCCAGATCCGCCGGACGTTGCCACAAGTAGCCTGATCCCGTGACTTCCTCGAAGCTCAAGGAGAGTCCGAGTCCCCTCGCGTGAATCTCCGCCTTGAGATCCTCCGCGCGCGTGAACAGCCAGCGAGTCGCTAGGACCATTAGAGCGCCGCCATTCTCGCTACAGCCGCGAGGAGCTTCCGCCACAGCGAGCGCTCGAACAGGATCACCGGACTCCCTTCGATATACGGAGTGTCGTGCCTCAGGAGTTCGTCGATTGCTGTGATCGCCTTGACTTTGCTCATTGCCCCTCCGAATATCTAAGTGAGTGCTTACATAGATATTCTGACGTTCGCGCTCACGCCGAGCTATAGGACTTCGGTACCGAAGAGGTTCTAGGAAGGATTTACACGGTAGTTCATCTCCATCCTTCCACCCACGAGGAGCCGCGCCGCCCGCCGGAGCCGCCGTGTCCCCCTGATCCGCCGGACGGAGGAGCTGAGCCGCCGCCGTCGCCCGGAGGGATCTTGAACGCCGCCGCAAGCTCGCCGAGCTTGCGGATCGTTTGCTGTCCGAGAACGTAGAGCGCCGCCAGAGCATAGACTTCGAGATCGAGCGCCTCGTTGCGCGCCCGCGTCTTGACGTATTCCCGGATCGTGCCCTTACCGCGCCGATAGCGCCGGATCGCCTTCTCGGACGTGAGCTGAGCGACGTATTCGTCCTCCGTCCAGTCCGGGAGATGCATGTAGCCGGGACCCGGAGCCGGGATCTTCATCCTCGCGAAGATCCGATCCTTCGCCGTGTCGACGCCGATGATCCAGAGCTTCACCCTGTACTGATTGTTCGTGCTGAACTTGCCGAGGATCTCTTTCCCGGACTCGCTCGATCCCTTCAGGACGAACACGCGCCGATGTTGCCTCGCCTTCGAGAAGCGATACGCGGAGTCCGTGTGCGATCCGCCGGAGTCGATCATCGCGACGGAGATCTTGAGCTTGTGCCCGAGCTTCGTCGCCCATGTCGTCAGAAGGAACTCGTCGAGTTCCGTCCAGACTTGATCCTGTCCCGGATCTCCGAAGAGTTGCTGAAACGCGATGAGCCAGCTCTCCTCTTTCTCGCCCCATCCCTTCACGACAATTTCGAGACGATCATTCTGAACGTCGACCGCCGCCGTGAGGATCCCGACGCCGTCCGGGACTTCCGCCTCATACGCTTCGCGCCGCGCGCCGAGCGCGAGCGCCTCGACCGCGTCGCCTTGCTCCTCCCACGTTTCGCCGAGCCGGAGATTGATGAACGCCTTCAGTTTCTCCGGGTTCTGTTCGTGATTCGCCTCGTGCCACTCTTGCGCGAGCGCGAACCAATTCTCGCGCCACGGAGAATAGAGCGCGTTGAGATGAAAGCCGACCGTCGGACGATCCGGGAACTCCGCGATCCACTTCCCCGCGTTGAGCATCTGCTGTTTGTAGCGTTCGGGAATTTTCTTCGCGCACGCCGGATTCGCGCACACGAACGCGACGCTCGCCGCGTCGACTTGCCCGTCGGAGTTCACGGAATAGAACAGCCGATAGCCTTTCGTGACCGGATCTCTCCACCAAAGGACTTGCAGGAAGGAACAGAAGGGACACGGAACGAAAAACCGCCGCATGTCCGACCGGAGAAAGTCGCGCTCAATCGGAGAGATCCCTTTCGGTTTCGCGGGAGTCGATCCCTTCACGATTTTCCAGTCCGCGTATCCATCCGTGCGCCGCGTCCCGATTGCGACCGGATCTCCCTCGCCTTCCACGTCGACCGGATAGCCGTCGACTTCATCGAACAGAACGACAGGGACCGGATCCGAACGAAGTCCCGCGCCGGAGTTCGCGCCCGTGAGCTTCAGGAAGCCGCCGGGGAATTCCTTCAGAGCGAGCGTGTTCCCGGATCTTCTCGAGGCCGGCGGTTTTATCTTTTCCCGCAACGCCGGACACGCCTCGATCATCGGAGTGATCCGCTTCTTTCCGTAGTCCTTCGCGTTGTCGATTGTCGGTTGCACGAGCATGATCGGACGCGGATCCGCGTCGATGTAGTAGCCGCACACGTTGTTCAGGACCGCGTCGCTGTATCCGACCTGAGTCGATTTCATAATCACGACTTCGTGAACGAGCGGTTCGAGGATGACGTTCATCATCTCGATCTGAAACGCTTCCGCGCGAAAAGGACCGGGACGCGATGTCGTTCCCTTCGGGAGCACGCGATTCCGCGTCGCCCATTCGGACACCGTCAGATCGGGAGGAGGTTCATAGTGACGCCGGACGCGCGCGAGCATCTCGACGAAGTTCTTGCGCGCCGACGAGTGCGTCTCAACCGTCACGCTTTCTTTGCCCCATATTTCGAGAGTCCGAGTAGCGCTTCCTTCAGAGCCTTCTCGATCTTCGCGTGCGCCATCACGCGCGAATCCTCGCCGACGAGATCGGGAGCGAGCCGGGGAGCGACCGCCATCACGCGAGCTTTCGTCGTGAGGACGAGATCCGTCATCGAACGCTCGACATCCTGAATCGAGACGAGCTGAGATCGCTTCTGAGCGAGTTCGATTTCCTTCAGATCAGCGTCCGCGCGGATCGAGCGGATCCGTTCCTCGCGCTCGCCGACGTAGGAATCGCCCATCGGGACGACTTTCTTCTCGATTGCCGCGTGAAGGAAACGCACATACCAGCGAACACATTTCAGGAGATCGTACTGACCGCGACTCTCTTTCGGGAGTCCCTCTTTGACGAGCTGATGGATCCTCGAAGTCGTGATCCCGAACAAGTTCGCGAGGATCTTTGCGGACGTTTGCGCCATGCCAGAGCCTATGCCTCGACCGTCGTTTGACCCGTCGACGCCTGCCTCTTGCCTCGCCAGACCACGTTGAAAGCCGCCGGACCCACTTCGACGAGTCCCCATTCGTCAGCCGGGAAGCGCGTTTCGAGATCCTGAGCCGCCGCGTCGAGGAGCCGCGTGATCGACGCCTCTCCGAATAGCTGTCCCCGCGCCGCCCGGAACTTCCGCACCGTGAATCCGTCGTTCTCGATGTTGAACACTTTGATCGTGAGGACGCGATAGCCGCGCTCCTCGCCGCCAAGCCTGAAGGTTTTCACAGTGGAGACTCGAACATCCGAATCCAGTAGAGACAGATCTCCCGGAACTCGTTCTCTACGTCGTCGCCGTCGCGTTTTTCGTTGTGATGGAAAAGAAACGCGCGGGATCCCCATACGACGACTTCCGGGAGCGAGACGAACTCCGGGATCTCCACGTTCGCCACTTCCGCGCCTTCGCGAGTTGCGAGTCTGACCTTCATGTTCCCTCCGATCAAAAATCGAGATCGATGCTATACGTCGAGCCGCCGCGCTCGATCCGCCGGATCATCCCCGGATAGGAATTCGCGAGCATTTTGATGCAGCGTAGCTCCATGAGCTGAGTCCGATACCCGGAGCATCCGCCCGGATCTTTCCAGTGGGAATTTTCCCAATAGAGATAGCGCGCCGCGACGACGCCGCCGTCCTGCCGGATGCATCGGAGCGTCAGCTCGTAGTCCTCTTTGACCTGATAGCGCTCGTCGAAACGGATCTTCCCGTCGTTGACGATCCCCATGAACGATCCCGTCACGTAGGACCGCGTGAGGATCGGTTTCCACGGATACACGCTCCGCGCCGCCGACTGCGTCGCCACGCCGAATAGATGAAAGTGGAGTTGCTCCGTCAGCTCGAAGAGTTTCACGATCTCGCGGATCCAGTCTTTCTCTTCGAGCTTGATGTGTTTCGTTTTCGCCGGGAGGAGCTTCACGAAACCCTGAGACTTCAGATCATCGTCGACCATCACGATCCACGGATCGCTCGTCGACTTGAGGATGAAGTTCCGCGTCGCCGTGATCCCTTTGATCGCCTTCGGGACCGCGACGACGTTCGAGTGTCCCGCGCGCCGATAGTCGTCCTCTTCGTTCGCCGGGACGAAGAGAGTCGCCGACTTCAGGATCTTCGTCGACGTGACCGTCGTCGGACGCCCTCGTGATGGAATCGCGATCAGCATTTTGTATATTAAAATTTACAATCGTAAATCAGTCCGCGAGGAGCTTCAGAACGCGCCGCGCTTTGACGACGCGCTCCGTCCCCGTCGCGTCGAACGCCGAGCCGGGCTTATAGCCGCCGCGCCGGACCGCGCGAAGTCCGAGCGACTCCCGGAGCTTCGTCCACTCCTCGTCCGCCTCGCACACGATCAGGACGAACTCCCGCCCGGGTTCGAGCTGCACCGCCTGATCGAGCAACGTCTCGACTTCCTGTTCTTCCTTGCCGACGCCGAGTTCCTCTTCGAGATCAGCGATCAGTTTTTGCAGCGCCATCGATTCCGGTTCGAGCGAATTCAATAGTTGTTCGAGTTTCTTCGGATCCATGCCCGCGAGATCGCCGACCGGATCGAGCATCGCGAGGACGAGTTCCTCTTCCTTCTCGCTGAGCTTCACGTACACGACGGGGATCTCCGCCTCGTGCCGTTTCTTCGCTATCTCGACGCGGAGATGTCCGTCGATCAGCCGTCCCGTCGTTCGATTGATGACGACGGAGTTCACCCATCCGATCTCTTCGAGCAATCCCTCGACCGCCGACTCCTGATCGGGAGAATGCGTGCGCCAGTTTTTCGGATTCGCGAGAATTTTCTCCGGGTCCTCGAGGCCGTGACCGTCCTCGCGATTGCGAAGCGAGCCGGAAAGTTTCGCGACCGCGATCTCCGTGATTTTTTTCTTCTCAGTTTTCACGAGCGCCTCGAATTCCCGAAAGTAAAGTCAAGTCCGTCAAAAAAAGCGAGTACGTAGTGTCCCCCCGCACTCGCCGTCAC